CGGCACCGCCCATACCTGGGATGCCGGCTGGCGCAGGCCCAGCGATGCCGCCTGGGGGATTGTTGCCCAACCCGACTAATGGTTCACTTCCTGGGCCATGAAAGCTTTTCTGAGAGCGTTTATGTGGATGCTCCTCTCCAGGCCGATCGTGCGTGCGGTCAACTGGACACGCGAGGATAGACAAAGTTTTGACTTGTTTTGTCATTCCAGTTGTGGGATTAAGCTTTTCGAATTCCTGCGTCAAACTGTTGCCTCTACGACTTTTAATGCTGTTTACCAAGAAAAGGTGAGCGCGAACCAGTATGCCAGAGGCATGCAGGACATTTTAGGTTTACTACATCGGCTGCGCGCTTTCCCCCCGGAGGTTGAGAGCGAGTTTGACCACGATGAGGTTGAGCCACCATCGCAACGAGGCGCGATTGATGGTCGGCGTTTCGGTTTCGGCGATGGCAATTCGGTCATCAGATAGCACTGAAAATAATGCCCGAAACAACATCTGCGCCCGCACCTGGCGAGGTGAGCGATGCCAGTTCTCCGAGTGAGTCACCCTCTCTGGATAGCGGCAGTAGTTCGCTTGCGTCCAGCGATTCAAACGGTGTATCCACTCCAGAGGCGAAGAATGGTTCTGAGGCCAAAAAGCCTCTGAGCCGCTATGAGCGGACTAAACGCCAACGAGCCGCCTTGGCTCAACGCGAGTCTGCGCTCAGAGCGCGCGAAGAACAGATTGCTCAAGCCGAGCGAGCTAGGACCGCGCCCAAGAAACCTGACTACACGATCGCCGAATTGCGCCAGTATCGAAAGAACTGGGAGGACGAAGGCAACTTTGATCTGGTTGGGAAGGCTGATCAGGAGATTGCTCGTCTCGAGCAACTGGAGCAACAGGAACAAAGCCAACGCGGATTTACCAATGAATGGCAGAGCGCGGAAGCCGAGCTTTACCAGGCTGATCCTGAATTTATGCGTTCAGGAACCAGGCTTGACTCCAAGTTGCGCGCAATCATGGCCAGTGAGGATGGGAACGTTTACCGGCAGCATCCGCGGGGGATCGTGGCGGCATATCATCGGGCTAGAATGGAACTTCTCGAAGGCGACTTTAACCACGTTCAAGGGGAGAACCAGCAACTCAAAGCAGAGCTAAAACGGCTGACCGGCCTTACTTCGATCGGGGGCGGTGCTCCGGGCAGAATCGGGGGCAACAGAATAGAGAATATCAATGATTTCTCGAAGCTTTCGAGCGCCGATATGCGCAAACACTTGCGCAGCACCTCGGGCAAGGACGCGATGCCGTGGCTCTAAAGGATCACCAATTAAATTAATCTATGGCCACTGTTAACCAACCTGTTTACGGCGCTGTCAGTACTGTCGACAAAGCCGCTGAATACCGAATCTATTTCGCAAAAAAACTCTTAGAACACCAGATCGATACGCTTCAGCTCTACGAGCCCGCTTACAAGGCGAGTATCCCGCAGGGGCAGGGCAGTAAGACGATTCGCATGTTCCGGGCGCCGCCAGCCAGCACGGCAAATATTATTACCCTGACCGAGGGCACGCCTCCAACCAATGCTCCTTACAAGCTGATTTTCGAGTTTATTACTCGCACCTTGCAGCAGTACGGAGGCTATGCCCAGGTCAGCGATATTGTCGATGAAACCGAATTTCTCGACACGGGCGATTCGTTGATGACGAAGTTCGGCGAGGAAGCCGCCCTTTGGTGCGACGGTCTAATCCGGGATGCGTGCATCCTTGGCTCGACTGAGGAACCGACCAAATTCGGCAGATACTATGCCGGCACCGCAACGGACTTTACCAGCTTGTTAGCATTGACTGGCCAGACTGGCCGAATGAGTACCGACGACTTGATTGACGGGGTGACCCGGCTACGGCTTCAGAAGGCCAAACCTTTCGATGACGGCACCTTTGCCACCGTAGTCAGTCCGGAACAGGAACGCGACCTGATTGAGGAACAAGGTTCAGCCTGGGTTTACGCGAGCGCGTTCCAGAAACCCGAACAGATCTGGAAAGGCGAAATCGGCACACTTTCTGGCATCAAGGTCATGCGTGGCACTAACGCGATGTATCAGAACACCGAGGGCGTCAACGTGGCCGGTGGCGTGGTCATTGCCGCGCTCATCTTCGGTAAGGACGCATTCGCTGTCCCGGACCTGGAAGGCGAGAATCCGCCAAATCCGAAAGTGTACACGATCACGCAACCGGACAGTGCTAATCCCTTCGGACAATTTATTTCTTATGTGTGGAAAACCTTTTACAACGCAGTATGCCTCAGTACCTGGAACGGCCTTGTATTGCAAAGCAAGACAGCCTACGCGGGGGCCGCTTAGTTTATGGCAGCATTAATAGGAATCAGCGTGAAACCAAAGGCGGCGGGTGGTTCAACGGCAACGGTGCCTTTGGACCTACTCTCCCAAGACGGAGTCCCGCCGGAAACTGGTGACAAAGTTTCCTTCCAGGCCGAAGCAACTGTTAAGTCGGTGACTGACACCGATGCGACGCTCAGCCTGACCTCGATTAACGGTGAGCCGGTCGCCGAGGAAGCCGGCGAGGGGCCTAGCGACGACGAGTCAGCTGAGCCTGATGAGAACACTCCGCTGCCGCCCGGAGGAGGCGCAGCAACTGCTCCAGCCGGCAGAGCCGCGACCGCGGGCCTAGGCGCGGCGTTGCGTAAAGGGGCCAGAGGCCGGCCGATGCCGTTCTAATAACTGGTCAATGACCATGCAGATCATCGTTAAGAGTAGCAAGTCGGAGCTTGAGCGGCGCAACACCGAGCGTGCCGTGGAGACTCTGCGCCATTATTACGGGCGCGAGATTCGGGATGGAGCGCGGTTCAGGACCAAGACGGGGGGAACCAAGGAGCAGATCAAACGAGTGCTCGCTCAATCATGCGTGGTGCCCAAATAGCCAAGGTCGATGAACGTAGCGTCGAGCTGGAAAAGCTTTACGGATGTTTCGATCTGGATTTTGACGGATTACCGACGCCAGGGTGGGAGAGCCGGAATTTACGAAGGTTGCGATTGCCCGAAGGCTTGCGCCTGGCGTTTTTTCCTGATGTTTGGATTCTGAGAGTCTATGTCAATCGGCGGATGAGCGATGCGCTCGAGAGAGTTCTGTTGGAAATGTGCGCCCATTTTACGCCGCAGTTCAGATCGATCAACGGCTTGGACCAGTTCGTAAAGTGTTACTGTTTTGGCGAAGGTACCAGTCCAAATCTGTTCTGGTACGGAGGCGCTTGGCGCTTAAGCGAACAGGTCGGCGGGCCGGCCTTGGAGGATGCGCGCCAAATCTTTATCCGACATGGATTTACCCACGCTTGGACGACCGATAAAAACCGGCTTAGAGACTTTGAGTTTTGGTGAGTGGCCAGACATGAAGCCGCGACATCAGGACAAAACCTGGATTGCGGCGATTTTGTTAGGCCTGGGGCTCTTGGTTTTATTCGGGATCGCTGAATTGATTAACCGCTTTCGCCCGTGATGAAATGGATGATCCATATGATCAGGAGCCCGCACAAAAGAGCGAGCCGGCCAAGAACGGCAAACTACTTAGCCTACTTTTGTCGAGCGGCGGCGATGTCTCGGTTAAACTTATTACGCTTGTGCTGGTGGTCGTTACGGGAGGCGGAAACTTTTTTGCGACTAACCACCTTTCCAATCAAGAGCGTGAGGATAGGGACCGCGCCATCCGCGAGATTCACTCAGTACACGACAGTATTTTCGAAGCGATCAAGCGCCAGAAAGAGCTCGAGGACACTCTTGATGACATCAAGCGCAGATTAAACAGATGAACTACTACCTCACCCAGGAGCAGTACGAGCAGCTTAGAGAGATCTATAACGCGATGGAGTCGCTCGAAGAACTTGAGAAATATGGCGCGTTGCTTGACCAGATCGGCAACCAGAAAGCGAGTGATCTGGGGTGAATCTTGAACTGGCAGATTTTGATTGGGAAGCTTTCGCTATTATTTTTACGACTCTTGTCTGTATTTTATGGATATGGAACACGAGGTAAAAAGTGGTTTAGATCGCGATAGAATCGAAGAGCTCAGTGTCGAGGTGATGCGACCCATTCAGCGCAATTATCGAATCGGACCAATGAGCCGCGACCGCGTCTATGAGGCTCTCAACGCGCTAGCCTTCGCCGTAGCGAGTGTGGTCGAAGGTTGTGATCGGGTGCACAACGAGGCGCACGACTTCTTTATGCTGGTCTACACCAAGCAGCGTCACGATTTACGGGAACACCTGGGAGCGGCAGAGAAAAATTAGCGCCATGACACCCGCAGAGAAACAGCGATCTGTTGCGAGTGAGAATTTATTAGAGCAGGTGGATGAATTAGTCATGCTTGCACGCAATCTTCTATACGATGGCAAGCGCGCTGAGTCTCTAGAAGTGGCTCTCAAAGCTGCTCAGTTACTAAAACTGATTCGTCTTTTGCGAACGGAGCAAAAAGGGCTATGAGCACCCAAGAGAAACGACAAGCGATGGGCAAGGCGATCGTCGAATTCGAAGGTCGCTACAAAGACGGCAAGTTGCAGTGGTACAAGCTGCCGCCTGGCGACGGCGGCGGTGACTACGAGGTAGCTGGGATCAATGAGCGGTATCACCCCGCAAAAGCTGACAGGCTTAAACGCTTGATCGATGACGGCCAGCACGAGCAGGCCGAGGCTGAAGCGGCCGCCTACATCGAAAAATACACGCAGGGGGTGTTAGGTTTCTTTCCTTCTCCTGAAGCTGCCAGCGCCAACCCGCCTATCGAGTTTGTGTTGCGGGACACGGCGTTTAACCGCGGGATGAAGGGAGCAGCCACCGTGTTGCAGCTAGCTTTAGGCATCGAGCAGATTGACGGTCGTGTCGGGCCGATGACCCAACGCGAGTTCGCGCGTCAGCTCGAGCAGCCAGGCGCTGCGGCCGTGCTGCGGGCGTTGACTGCGGCGCGTGAACAGTATGAGCGGAACGTATTTGCCTGGAAAACGAGTTCGCGCGACGAGAGTTCGAAATTTTGGCGCGGGCTGAGTAATCGGTGGGCGAAGGCTCATGAGGTCGCCACCACGAGGTTCACATGACAATTGAAGGAGCTGAACTTGCTTTTTTTTGGTCATTGCCGACCGGGGCGATCATCAACTTGGATTCGCCTGGAGCAGCCAAAGCGATTGAAGCGTTGGGCCCGAAGTACCCGCACGCGAACCAAGCTGCGATCGATAAGATCGACGAACTCGTTGAGCAGCTTGTGCGCTACGAGAAAGCAATCCTAGAGAAAGAACTTTCGTGTCATCCGGCCCCCAAATGAAGAAAAAAATAGTAGCTAGCTTGTTGTACTGTTTTTGTACGGTGTTCGCATTGTGCGCAGCACCCTTCCTTGTCGCTGACGCGGTCACGCCGGCGAGTGATCCGAACCTGAACCCGGTGAGCTACACGCTGACTGGCATAGGCACCAGTCCGGTCAGCACTCCGGCGGTGCAGAATGCCAACGGTACGCTGCAGCTGCACTATGATTTGTCCACGTTGCCGAACGGCTCGTACACAGTGGCAGCGGTAGCCGTGAACGTGTTCGGCAACTCCTCAGCAGAAAGCGCACCACTGACTTTTACAAAAGGCGCTCCCGGGACTCCCACAAGTTTGCGAATTTCGCCGAACTGACCAGCGGCGATTGGACTTATTTATGGCCGGTGGCGCCGCCAAAACAAGTACAGGTCGGAAACTTTTTTTATACGCCGCAAGTGATCACGACCATGCTGCACATAGTCAAAGACGTTGTGTATACGAAACCATTGCCGACACCGACACCCATAGGTGAACGATCTGGCCACCCCGACTAAATGTCAGATATTGCCACAAGTATCGTCTTTAAGAACAGCGAGAACGGATCGCAGCCAACTCCGAACAAGCTCAATCTGGCATTCTCGAGTGCACTGATTCAGCCATCGTTTTTTAGCCGGCAACCGACCACCAGCGGTTATGCAACGGGCGATTACCTGTTGTTGCTTAAGACCGATGGGAATTATTACCGAGTTCCACCCGCCACGATAGGTGCTGGCGCACAGGGGCCAAAAGGTGATCCGGGTCCGGCTGGACCAACAGGGCCGGCTGGGCCGCAAGGGCCGCAGGGTATTCAAGGCAACACGGGACCGGCTGGGCCAACTGGACCACAGGGGCCAACTGGGGCAACGGGCAGCCAGGGGCCGCAGGGCAATCCTGGGGCGACGGGATCCACTGGACCAGCTGGGCCAACCGGGCCGGTAGGAATGACCTGGCGCGGAGCCTGGAGCAGCGCGACAGCTTACGTCATTAATGATGTCGTTAGCCAAGCCGGCTCATCCTATATCTGTATTTCAGCCAATACCGGCAACCTTCCGCCGAATGCAACTTACTGGTCGTTAGTTGCCCAGATCGGCGCCACTGGGCCGCAGGGTGCCACTGGGCCACAAGGCGCAACCGGGAACACTGGCGCAACAGGCGCTCAAGGGCCGCAAGGTAACCCTGGAGCGACCGGTGCGACCGGTGCCCAAGGTCCACAAGGGGCTACTGGTGCGACTGGCCCAACTGGTTTAGCGGCAACTATCGCGGTCGGCACAACTACTACGGGTGCGGCTGGAACAAATGCTGCGGTTACTAATTCTGGAACTTCGAGTGCCGCAGTCTTTAATTTTACCGTTCCCCAAGGCATTGTTGGAGCTACTGGGCCACAAGGTCCGATTGGTTTAACCGGCGCAACCGGGGCGCAGGGGCCGATCGGCAATACTGGGCCTGCTGGTGCTACCGGGCCGCAAGGCGCTACTGGAGCGACTGGGCCAGCCGGAGCGGATTCCACGGTTCCAGGTCCGGCAGGACCGACTGGGGCAACTGGTCCACAAGGGCCAATCGGAAACACCGGGGCGCAAGGACCACAGGGCAATACTGGACCTGCTGGGGCAGTCGGTCCAACTGGGCCCGCAGGAAGTGCTGCCACAATCGCTGTTGGCACCACGACTACTTTGGCCCCCGGCACGAACGCAACGGTTACCAATACGGGAAGCTCGAGCGTCGCGAGTTTCAATTTCGGGATTCCAGCGGGAATTCAAGGCGCTACCGGGGCTACTGGGGCTGCCGGGGCAACTGGCCCCCAGGGACCGATAGGACTGACCGGTGCGACGGGGTCACAGGGTCCACAAGGGACGACTGGCGCGACGGGACCGGCTGGACCAACCGGCGCAACAGGTGCTACCGGACCACAAGGGCCAGCCGGTGTCGGCAGTGATCCGGGCACGTGGACAACGCCCGCCTTCGCTACCGGCTGGAGTGACGGTGGCGGGTGCGCTTTCCGGGTTCAAGTAGTTGGCTCAGTCTCGACCGTGTTCGCGCGTGGGATCGCCACCCAAGCAGTGGCGGCGGCCAGTCTGGCCTTTACGTTACCTGCGGGTGCCTGGCCAGCCGCCGCACGAGTGTGTCAAGTAGCTGGGT